CAAAAACTAATTCTTGATGATATGTGCGCTATTGATGATGATGGTAAGTTCATCAAGAAGTCCAGCCTGTTTATCTGCGCCCGACAAAGCGGTAAAAGCCACATGTTGCGTATGCGCGTGCTGGCAGGGCTATTTTGCTTTGGTGAGCGCAATATCTTGATCATGTCTAGCCAGCGGCGTATGGCTGAAAAGTCTTTGGAAATCATTGCCGACATTGTGGCGCGTAATGACTTTTTGCTGGCACAAGTCAAAGATGGCAAGATTGAAAACGCCTACCGTAAGAGCAATGGCAAGGAAAGGCTGATCCTGGAAAGTGGTGCGTTACTTGAAGTGGTCGCGGCCAATTCAGACTCTAGCCGCGGCATGACCGCTGACATGTTATGGATTGATGAATTGCGTGAGGTAAACGAGGCGGCTATGGATGCCAGCAAGTCCACTACCTTAACGCGGCCTAACAGCCAGCGCTTTTACACGTCAAATGCCGGGGCTGCTGATAGCGATGTACTGCTACACATGCGCGAGCGATCTATGGCCAAGCCACCTAAATCTTTGGGCTTTTATGAATATAGCGCCAATGAAAATTGTGATATTTGGGATCGCAAGGCATGGGCGCAGGCTAATCCGTCGCTAGGTTTATTGATCAGTGAGGAAGCCATTGAGGAAACAATAGCCACTAGCACAATCATGGCCGCACGTACTGAAACCTTGTGCCAATTTGTAAACACCGGCATGACTAGTCCGTGGACACCTGGCAGTTGGGAAGATTTGGCTGATGCCGAAATGGTGATGACCCCAGGTATGCAAATGATGTTTGCATTTGACGTTGACCCACACACTAGGCGTTCAGCCAGCCTTGTGGCAGGTGCGCTGCTACCTGATGGGCGTATTGGCTTGGCGCTAGTTAAAACCTGGACAAGTGAAATTGCGGTAAACGAATTACAGATAGCCGTGGACATAAAAGCCGAGGCTGACAAATGGCATCCAAAATTGGTGCTGCACGATTCCTACACCACCGCCGCTATTGCTGAACGGCTTAAAAATTCTGGGCTTATGGTTGAGGCTTGTGTAGGGGCGCAGTTTTATACCGCTTGTTCAACCTTTAAAGATGCCATAGACAATAAGCGGGTGGTTCATGGGGTTCAGCCTGAGTTGGATCAGCAAATGCTTAACGTGGCCAGCAGTAGTAAAGATACGGGCTGGAGAATTGTCCGTAAAAAATCTCAGGGTAGCGTAGCCGCCCCAATCGGCATGGCCATGGTTGTATTGCACCTTTCCAAGCCAATTAGCGAAGCCAAAATCTATATTTAGACACGCCGTAAGCATCCCTGTTGGTGCTTTACAAACTGCGAAAATTGCCGTATGGGATTACTTGAAACCTTTGGCATCCGCAGTAAAGATAAAGTGCAGGTTGATGCACAACTAGCACCTGCCATTATGTCGGATCGTTTTGGTGCAGGCCAATATAGTTATGGTGGCTTGTATAACAATGGTTACGGCGCAGGTTTTATGGATCGCGCCACTGCACTTCAAGTCAGTACAGTTTCAAGATGCAGAAACCTTATCTGCGGCGTAATCAGTTATTTGCCTTTGGAATTATACAAGAAATCAACCGGCCAACAATTGCAAAGTCCGTTATGGTTGGAGCAGCCTGATATTCGCCAACCGCGTGCAGTTACACTTGCGTACACAGTGGATTCGCTTATATTTTATGGTGTTGCTTATTGGCGCGTAACTTCACTTTATGCTGATGATGGCAGACCTTCCGGCTTTGAGTGGGTTGCAAATACTCGCGTAACAGTTACAACCGATGCTATGGGTTATGAAGTTGCCTATTACGCAGTGGATGGTAAAAAAGTTCCAATGTCAGGTATTGGTTCACTTGTCACTTTCCAATCTTTGTTACCTGGTGTTTTAGAAACTGGTGCGCGCACAATTCAGGCAGCACTTGATGTACAAAAAGCAGCGGCAGTTGCAGCCGCTACTCCAATGCCGACGGGCATCATCCGTAACCAGGGAGCAGACCTTCCTGAAGCACAAGTGCAAGGTTTGTTAGCGGCTTTCAAATCGGCTAGACAAAATCGCAGTACTGCTTATTTAACTAGCACTTTGGATTACCAAACAGTTGGCTTTTCACCTAAAGAAATGACCTACAACGAAAGCAGCCAATACCTCAGTACGGAAATTAGCAGACTCATGAACGTTCCGGCTTTCATGGTAAGCGCTGATATGAATAACAGCATGACTTATCAAAATGTTTTGGATTCTAGGAAAGAATATGTGGCTTATTCACTGCAACCTTACATTTGTGCAGTAGAGGAACGCCTTAGCATGGATGATATAACCGCACATGGTAATGTCGTAAAGTTCGCAGTTGATGAAACGTTTTTGCGTGCAGACACGATGGCACGCCTTGATGCAATAGAAAAAATGCTAGCCCTTGATTTAATTGACGTGCAAACTGCACGTGAAATGGAAAATATGAGCCCTTACGGAATAGGAGACAACAGTGCATTTAACGTTTAGTGCATCTATCACTGCAAGCGATGGCGAAAGCCGCATGATCGCTGGCAAAATTGCACCTTATGGCGAAGTCGGTTACACCAGCGCCGGTAAAGTTGTATTTCAAGAAGGCAGCATCAATATACCTAACGTTGATAAAGTAAAATTGCTTATGTCACATGACAATTCAAAAGTGGTTGGGCGTATGCGTACTGTTGAATCAAAAAAAGATGGCATGTATGCAAGTTTTTCCGTAAGCCGTAGCACCGCAGGATCAGATGCAATTTTGCTAGCCCAGGAACAGTTGATGGATGGCCTATCCGTTGGTGTAGAAGTATCTGCATCAGAGCCAAAAGGTGACTATCTCCTGGTGACCGCTGCTACTTTGCGTGAGGTGTCGCTTGTTGAATCAGCGGCATTTTCAACAGCAGCGGTGCAAAGAATTGCTGCGCAGGCAGAAATTGTAGATGCAGAAATGTCTACAACAACAAAAACCAGCGTGACAACAAGCACGACAACAAGCACGACAACCGAAACCGAAACCGAGACAGAAAGCGAGGCGACTGTGACTACAGCCCCCGAAACTCCAAATGAGGATCAGACAGAGGAAGCGGCTGCAACAACAGTAGAAGCAGCCCGCAAAATCATCCTTCCTTCAGCACTAAACAGCCAAAGAGTACGTACACCAATTACATCAATGGGTGCATATACAGAGCATAAAATCAAAGCAGCACTAGGCAATGAGGACTCAAAACTTTATGTAACTGCAGCCGATGATAGTTTTTCAACTAACCCGGCATTTAACCCAACGCAGTACCTTTCAGAATTCCCAACTAACACACGTTTTGGCACACCTGCCATTGATGCTTGTTCACAGGGAGTTTTGCCAACTAGCGGCATGACTATAAATGTACCTTCATTGGTTACATCTGCAGGCGGCGGTACAGGAGTAGCCCCTAGCGTTACTGTTGAAGCCGAAGCAGGTGCAGTAGCAAATGTTGGTATGGAAACTGCTTACCTCACAGGTACAGTATCTAAGTATTCAGGTATGAATACACTTAGCGTTGAATTGCTTGAACGGTCTGACCCAAATTTTTATGCGGAATTGACCCAACAACTTCAGAACGCCTATTTAACACGACTTGATACAACTGTACTTGCTGCACTTGTTGCTGCAGGCCAGTATTCATCAGGTTGCGATGCATCATCTGACGGCGTAATTGAATTTGCTAGCGATGCGGCTCGTAAAGTTTACGAAGCCACAGGATTTTTTGCAAATAACTACATCGCCAACGGATCACAATGGCAACTACTCATGGGGTCTACAGATAACACAGGCCGCCCAATTTATTCAGCATCACAGCCAATGAACGCAGGCGGTCTAGTACAGCCTGGTTCAATCCGCGGTAATGTGCTTGGTTTGGATTTGTATGTGGACAAGAACTTTGCAGCCACTACAACTGTTGATGACTCAGCGGTAATCCTTGCACCTGAAGCATTTA